TAGGCCGCACTTCCTCGGCGCAATATGGCCAGCTCAAAAGACGTTTCATATGACGACCAAGGTAACATCAAATTCCGCAACAAAGAACCGAAAGACTGGACTCCAGAAGACTTTGCGGAATACGGCAAAGGATTCGGCGTCGAAAACCTTGGCCCTCTTTCAGATGTCAAAGAAATCTCCCAAGGGGTGGCTGGAAATACTGCGAGAGTGCCAGGCGGCCTAGATGGCAAATTCACATACTACGATTTACTTTGGCTGAAGTCGCATCCAGTTGACGTAAAGTCGTTGCCAGAAACAACGCATGGTCAATTGACCGCAAAGCTGGCCCGCACAATGGAGCCGGCGCCTGGAGATAAGGTTTCCAGCTTTAACGCTATTGTGTTTGGAATGCTATCTCCAAACGCTCCATTGCTGCCAAATGAAATGGGCCAGGCTCGCTTGCGCTTTGGTTCGATGGATGAAATTAAGAAATTTGCTGATTTATATCCAGACAATCCAACAAAAGAAAATCTGGTAAAATTGAATCAACAGTTGAAGCAACAACTAGGATTTATTGCTGCAGGAAAAGGTGGTCTTGGTATTCCAATCACTGCTGACTTATCAAACATCGTAAATGCTGCGCGTCTTTTCTCTAAAAATCCTGATTTCTTTGTTAAACAACCCAACGAATCGTGGGCTAATTTTGTCGATAAATTAACGACACAGGTGTCCGGTTTTGGAACCAAAACAGGATCGTTTGGATCTGTTTGGCAGGATCCTCTCAATGCATCAATTTCCGCTATGGATCGCCATATGGCGCGAATCTTTGGTCAAGAATTATTGGGAGATCCTCAATTGCGTCAGCGTTTTGAAGGCATCATTGTTGATCGATTTAACAAATTACTTTCTGACTCCAAAAAAGTTTCATCGTCGTTTGCTAAAAAAATCAGCAACGCATCAAGCGATAAAACTAAAACAGATTTAATAAAAGAACGAAACAAAGAGTTGGCCAAATTGCCTGATCCTACGGCAACAAAGGCAAAGAGTCTTGATGATGTACTTGGCCAGGCTGAAGTGTATGGTGCAGATCGTGTCCGTGAATTTGTAAACGAAGCAGTCTTTGCTGCTATGGGTAGCCGTAAAGCAAAACTCATAACAGCAAAAGGTGAAATCAGTGCAAATGCTCCAGAGCACATTCGTGATGTAAAGTGGATTGAGACTCCCGCTGACTTCCAGGTAATGTCTGATGCATACAGATCTGCTTTGGAAATCAATGAACGCAGAGCAAACGATTTGGGAATTGCTGTGTTTCCTGCTCAATGGACACTTTGGGATCGCATCCGTCAGCGCGTTGAACCGCATGAAGCAATGTTCCCTGGTCTTGAAAAATTGCCGGCGCTTAATGACAAGCAATTGGCCGAAGCATATGCTTCCAATAAAGCCGCTGGCTACATGTCTACGCCAAAAGCTGGAAAACAGTGGAAGCGTAAAGATGTTGGATCACCTTCTCAGTTGGCCTACTTCATGCCGGCTGAAACTGATTACAAATATTCACATCAACCAAATGCTGAAGGTGCATTGCTTTCTGATATTTCTCAAAATGGTAAATTCATTCCAAAGGATGTTTATGAACATCCAGAATGGTACGGTGATATAAAATCAAAAGCTGGCAGTGAGTCGTGGAATGTAATTCGTAAAAACAAAAATAATCCAGATGCAAAAATTACGATCTATCGTGCGGCTCCAAAAGGTTCAGAAATAAATTCTGGCAATTGGGTTACATTATCAAAGTCGTATGCTGATACGCATGCGTCTGGTGGAGGACGTGATGGCACTGTGCTTTCTAAAATTGTTTCCGCTAAAGATATCAGATGGGATGGAAATGATTTTAATGAATTTGGTTACTTCCCATCGGAACCAGATTTTAAATTTCAGCCAACTAATGCTTCAGTTACATTCCAGCCCGCCGAAAAACTCCCCAACGGCCAAGCCTGGAGCACCGACAACAAATATCGAGTGATCCAGAAGGAAGGCGGCAAGTACCGCGTCTACGCTCCCACCGGCGCCATGATCGGCGTTGCGGATACCTTGGACAAATCAAAGAAGCTCATTGAAAAGAGGTCACGCTAACCATGTTTCCGCTCGCTGAAATTCTTGGGATCGGCACAAAACTGATCGACAAATTGATTCCTGATCCAGAGGCAAAGGCCAAGGCTCAGTTAGAACTTGCGACGCTGGCGCAGAACGGCGAGCTGGCCAAAATGAACGCTGATCTTGAAGCGTATAAGACCGAGCAAAACAATCTCACGGAACGATTGAAAGCAGATATGGCGTCGGACTCATGGTGGTCAAAGAACATCAGACCCATGACGCTTGCAGCCATTTTGATCGGGTATTTTACCTTCGCTGGGATGTCAGCGTTTGGTTACAATGCCAACGAGTCCTACGTTGCTCTCCTTGGCCAATGGGGCATGTTAATCATGTCGTTTTATTTTGGCGGCAGAACGCTTGAAAAAATTATGGAGATGAGGGCAAAAAAATGAACGAGCACAAAGATCTCATGGAAATTGCCAAGGTGTGGAAAGAGACCGGATGGTTAACTGCTGTCATCGGTGGAGCTGGCATGACTGCTCGACTGCTGGCCAATCCGATTCAAGGTACACCGTGGGATAGCGTGCGACGAATCCTGATGGCGGCTATTGTCTCGACTATCGCTTGGTTCATCGTCGAGCAGATCGAGGTCAGCTCGCTTGTTAAGGCCATTACTTACGGCGTGGCCGGCGTCATTTCACCAGAAATCATCGACGGGTTGACCACCTTGGCTAAAAAGTATTCCAAGAATCCAGGCAAGCTGATCAAGAAATGAACCCCAAGATCATCACCGCGGCGCTGGCCGTTGTCGTAGTTTGTTTTGCTGGCATCGGAACACTGACCGTAAAATCGGTCTCGGAAAACATTGCGGCAAGCGACCGAGAGTTTGCTTTGACGAGCAACGTCCTGAGTCCGCTTTTCGACATTTATGCACTCAAAATTGTGGACGGTCAGGCCAAGGCAAGCAAGGCGCTGATTGATCCCAAAGAATTTTGCGCGTCATTGACCAAGCTGGAAACTGAAGCGGAGCGATTGATTGCCGAGTACAATCGGCATCCAGAATTGGTGGCGCAGCATACGCTGGTTAAAGCCTATCTCAAAAAAGCGCGTGAGATGTGTGACAGAGGTCAGATCGAGGCGTTAAACTCATCGGCCATGACCGCTGAACTCTATGCGGTGATTGATCCAATGACCGAGTTAATCAACTCGCTGCTTTTGGAAAATTTATCTGTGTCGCGCAAATACAAGGACGCGGCTGATTCAGCTCTGATCAATTTTGAGCGGTTTTCCAGTGTGGCCGCTGGGTTGGGAATTGTTTTTGCCGTGGCACCTTGGATTGGTAATAAACCCAAAAGTGTGAAAAGAAAAATTAAGCGTTAATTATGTCTCACAAAGGCCAACGCTTCATCGTCGTATCGGACAATCATGGCGACATGGCCGACGCTGCTAGTGTGGGTGCGTTGTGGTCTTTCATGCGAGACTGGAAACCCGAGATCAGGATCCACGCCGGAGACAACTACGACTTCCGCAATCTACGCAAAGGCGCCAGCGACGACGAGAAGGCGGCGAGCCTGGCAGAAGATTGGGAGATGGGCAGTGACTTCTTGCGGCGATTTTTTGAGGGTGGTAAGAGCAACCATTTTCTCCGCGGTAATCACGACGAGCGGATCTATGATTTCCGTGGATCTGCCACCGGCGTGATGCGCGACTATGCTACGGACGGCATCAAGCAACTCGAGTCTGTGGTTAAACGCTGCAAAGCCAAGATGCTGCCGTATGACAGTGATCTAGGCGTGCTAGATCTTGGCAAGCTATGTGTGATTCACGGCTACCATGCCGGCGCCTCGGCCTGTCGAATGCATGCCAATATTTTTCGGAACTGTATTTTTGGCCACGTCCACACAATAGAATCCTCTCCGGTACCAGCGCGCGAACCGGCAGAGGCTCGTAGCATCGGTTGTTTGTGCAGGAAAGATATGGATTACATAAACAAAAAGACCGGGAAATTACGCTGGGCGCAGGGCTGGGCCTACGGGTTGCTCTTTCCAGACGGTACTTACCAGCTATTCCAAACCCGAAACATTGCAGGACAATTTTATGCCGCGTCAGAAGTCAAAACCTACAGCGCCTAACTGGGCGGTGGAATTGCGCTCGGTGTTGTCTGCTAAGACACGCGAGCCAAAGGGAGATAATTGGATGACGACGGAACAATTTTGCACCACGCTAAAAATTGCAAAAGGAACTGCTCTACAATATTTGCGCCGCGGCATCAAATCTGGCCATCTGGAAATGTTTCGCGGCACGGCAATTTCTCCAGCTGGAATACGCATTCAAACCTGGTATCGTCCCATCACAAAAAAATAACTTGACGTTGGGTTTCACGACGCTCAAGTTGGCGACTCAATGAAATACCTCGTTCTTCTCGTCGCTTTGGCGGCGCCACTTAAAGCCGATCTCTGGCAGGCCATCTGCAAGGTTGAGTCTAATAATAATCCGAATGCAATCGGTGATGGAGGTAAGGCCGTTGGAATCGCTCAGATTTGGCCAATTACTGTCCGCGACTGCAATCGGATCTCGAAAAAGAATTACACTTTATTTGATCGATATGATCCGATTAAATCACGCGAGATGTTTGTGATTTACACCGAGCACTACGGCAAAGGTAAGTCTGATGAATTTAAGGCCCGCATCTGGAATGCTGGCCCATCACGTCCGCACCTTGCCACGAAGTATTGGCTCAAAGTGAAGGCCGCTTTATGAACAGCCTTATTATCGCAGTCGATCCCGGCGCCAGTGGCGGCATTGCGTGGGACAACCACGGCGCAATTGGTGCTGCTGGCATGCCGGCCAGCGTTTGTGATGTCATCGATCTGATGCGCGGCCTAGTCGTCGGCAATCCACACCCAGAGATCTGGATCGAGGATATCCCAAAATTTGTCGGTAAGGCAATTCCAGCGTCATCTGCCGCGGTGCTGTTTCGCAATTTTGGCTACATTGAAGGCGCCGCCACCGCGCTCGGGATTCGCGTCGTATTGGTCAAACCGCACGACTGGCAGAAGCATTTTAAGCTCGGCACCAAAAAAGATTGCTCTGGCACCACCGAGTGGAAAAACAAGTTGAAATCAGAGGCCGTGCGACGTTTTCCGACGCTCGACGTTACGCTTAAAACCGCTGATGCGCTGCTGATCTTGGATTACGCCAAAGCAGTCAATCCAACCAAATAAGAAAGGCGGCGCCAGCATTACGCCAACGCCGCCCCCAATGAATCCCCGCTCGCACTAGAGCAGATCACTTTTTCTCAGTCCAATGAATAACCCAACATACACAATCGCCACCTCTGGTGGCCAATCGCAACACATCGCGCTCCATGAGCAAGATGTCTATAACCGCATGAGCGATCCGCTCGCTGCCGTAGAAAGGCTGGGCGAGATCATCGCATCCAGCGGAATGTTCGGATGCACTAAGGTGGAGCAAGGCCAGGTGTTGGCCCTTCAGTGCATATCCGAAAA